GCATGTCCCAGCGACTGCTTCACAAGACTATTAAAATCAACAGGAAATTAGACTCCGACACCTACGAATTATATCATGGAAACTGACTCAGAAGCCCTAGAAGGCGAATCGTTGATTTATCTGGACAGGGAGCCAGATGTGGGTGCGCTTACCTATGCCTACGAAACCGCACTCATAGACCTCGACGAGTACTTCCAGACCTGCCTCCGCAGCTATGACGAGCGGCGCAACATTTGGCCGGGCAAGAGTGACGACCTCCGCAAGCACGGTGCTAACGCATTCCCGTGGGAGGGAGCATCCGACCAAGAGGTCAACGTTATTGGAGAGCGGATCGATACCTATGTAGCTTTGTTTGACCAAGCCCTCCAACGCTCCCACATTAAGGCGTTCCCGACTTCAATGGCATCCATGCCACGGGCGGCGATGGTGTCTGGCTTCCTGAAGTGGATGCGTTCCTCGTACATCCCGAACTTCCGGGAACACATGGAACTTGGGGCTAATTACCTGCTCGAAAAAGGGTTGATGATCTCCTATGTTGGTTGGCAGCGGGAGTCCCGCACCTACCTCCAGACCATGACTCTGGACGAGATCGCGCAGGCCGCGCCAGAGATGGTGGATCTGCTCATGGACGAGAATGCCACAGAAATGGCCCTAGGATTGATTTCTCAGGCTTTCCCTGCACTTTCGGGGAAGAGAGCCAGAAAAGCCCTCAAAGACCTCAGAACGAAGGGAGAGGCGCAAATACCCATTCCTAGGGTAACCGTGGATCGCCCTGTCGTCCATTCCTGCGCCCCGGACGGTGAGGTCATCCTGCCACCCTATGTCTCCGACCCGCAGCGTAGCCCCTATATTTTCTGGAGAACCTTCCTGACTGCCCAAGAGCTTGAGAAAAAGGTCACCAACGAGGGTTGGGACGAGGACTGGGTCGAAAACGCTATCGAGCGACTCCGTGGCAAGGACAGCATGTACCTAGACGGGGAGAAGCAGAAGAATGTCACCCGCCTGCCCATCACCGATGACAACGACCTCGTTATGGTGGTCTACGGCTACCAACGCCTGATCGACGAGGAGGACGGCTCCGAGGGTGTCTATTGCACCGTTTTCCATCCCTCCGCTGAAGGATATGCCAAGCATGAGCTTTTGAATGGCTACGACGACTATCCGTTTGTGGTAACTCGTTTGTCTAATAACCAGAAGCGAATGTACGAGGTGCAGACCTTCGGGGATATCCTGCGCGGCGCACAACTCCAGATCAAAACCGAGCGTGACTCGCGTGTTGATCGTTCATCTCTGGCAACCCTGCCACCACTCATGCACCCCGCTGGCAAGCCTCCCTCTGACTGGGGGCCGGGCCGGCGCATCCCATATCGTCGCTTGGGTGAGATCCAGTGGGGGCCGACACCTCCGCCCGACAATAGCTCCGTGGAGGTCGAGGTGTCGATGATCGGACAGGCAGACCGCAGCGTTGGTCTCGACCTTAACAACCCGCTCGCGTCCATGAGGCAGCAGTATTTCGTGTCCAAGTTCTTGGATCATGTGCGTGATGTGCTGAACCTTGCTTGGAAGCTGTACCAACGCATGGGGCCGGACGAGGTTTTCTTCCAAGTCACTGGCAACCCAAATCCGCAGGTGATGACCAAGGGTTCTGCTGACGAGAACTTCTCCATCGTGGTCAACTTCGACTCCCAGAGCAATGACCCAGAGACTGCCGAGACGCAGTTGAAAAACATGGTGTCTCTGGTGCAACTCGACCGCAACGGCATCATGGATGTCAACAAGCTGTTGGAATTCACGGCATCCAGCATCAACCCGATCTTTGCCGACTATGTCCTGCAACCAGCAGAGGAAGCGCAGCAGAAGGTCATGAAGAATGTTACGGACGACCTCGCCAAAATCTTCGCAGGCATCGAGGTTCCTGCCCAGCCCAATGGCGCACAGATCGCAATGCAGCTTGTGCAAGCGTATGTCCAGCAACCAGATGTCGCACAACGCGCACAATCGGACGAGGCATTCGCAACGCGACTCCAGAAATACGCCGAGCAGTACCAGTTCCAACTCCAGCAGGCCCAGAACGCAGAGATCGGTCGCATCGGCACGGCTCCTGCCGAGATGGGTGGCATGCAAACCCAAGGAATGCAGCAGTAATGGAAAAGCGTTTCACAAAGGTAGTCACCAACCCCGATACTGGTCGCAAGAAGACCGTGCGCTTCGGGCAGGCAGGTAAGGCTGCTGACGGCAAGGATCGCATCCGACCCGGCACAAAGAAGGGTGACTCCTATTGCGCTCGTTCAGCTAAGATCAAGGGTGACTGGAAATCAGACCCCAACTCACCCAATGCATTGTCCCGTAAGAAGTGGCGTTGCAAGGGCAGCAAAAGCATGAAATAATATTACCATGAAGACACCAAAGACCAAATCCGCCAAACAAGCGAAAGTATCAAAAGTGATGGGCGAATATAAAGCTGGAACCCTCCATTCGGGCCAAGACCCCAAGGGGCCGCGCAAAGCACCCGTGGTGAAGAGTCGCAAACAAGCCGTGGCTATCGCTCTCTCGCAGGCTGGAATGTCCAAGAAGCGCAAATAACTTCATCAGATATCCCTCTTAACAATGGATCTATTGCGAATCAACGCATGAACGCACAGGACGCTGTGAACTAGGTGACTCTTCAATTTCACACAACTATGACACCACTACCGAAACCAACGATACAACAATCCGTAGAAGCACTCTCCGACCGCGAGGAATATCACGCCATCGTCCAGTTTATCCGCGATGAGCGTGAGAAGTTCTTCGGTGACCTTCGCCTGTGCGAGTCCAGCAATGATGTGATGAAGGTAGCTGGGTCTGTGGCTGCTCTGGATGAGTTGCTAGGTGTCCTAGCTTGACAATTTGCCTGTAACAATGTAAACATTACCCATCACGCCTAGCGTGTGTTTCATTGTTCATTGGTTTCACCCTTGGTAGGTTCAATCCCTATCAAGGGTGTTTTCTTTACTGGATAGTGTAAATGCTCATAATGAGTGAATAAACGCACATTAGGACGGTTTTCGTCCAGTTCCTCATACATTAGCACATTCCCCAACTCCCGGCATTAGAGGAAGGCTCGCAGACACAGTTCGCCCATAACGGGTTAACTGTGCCTCATACTCCCGTATATTCTTCGGAAAGGACGACATGCACACCAGCAAAGCTGGAACTAGAGATAGCCGAAGGTTGTGAGTTGGCGGCATCAAACTCTCTAGTCGTCACACACTTTTAAGCTGCTTCGTCGATCATCAGGCAGCACCTTTGTGGACTCTTACCTAGGTTTCGTTCGGTCGTTTTAGCGTTCCTCGATTCCTTATCTATGTCACCAGCACTTCGGGTAAAAACAAAGGGCTAGCACGAGGAGGTAAGAGTACTCGTGCCAGCCCTAGATCCATTGCTCTACGCGCAGGAGGGGTGAATGGTGACGATGATTCTTACCTCACGTCGAGCGCAATCTTACTCTGGGTTTCCCCGCAAGTCAACCCACAAAATACCCGTCAAAATATCCGCATTCGTGGCGTGGATTTTCTCCGACATTTTCTCCGACCTTTTCTCCGACCTTTTCTCCGACGATAACGCAAAAACACCACACGATTTTCGTCAGAAAAACTACCCATTATTTCTGACAAAGGATTTAGCAAATCTGGGTATTTTGTTAGGAAGATGATGAATCTGTTTTAGCAAATCTGGGTGTTTTAACCAAAGGTCGCAAATCTCGACCTTATAGCTTGTCCACACCTATCCACACCCATATGCCCCCATTGTTGACTTATATTAACTCCCTCCACATTGCTAGGTCATCGCCGCCGCCGGGCGTTAACTGGTGTCAAAAACATGAATGTGCAATCCGAGGCTACCGAGGAAGCCCCAAATCCCTCGTCTAACATATCCTTTGAAGATTTAATCGCTCAGAGGACTCAGAAATACTCACAACCAGAAGCCGAAGCTGAAGTTACTGAGGATGATTCTTGGGAAGAGGAAGAGACTCTGGAACCAGAGGCAGTTTCCGACGATCAGGAAGAACCCGAAGAAGATGATGCAGAGGAAGAAGGCGAAGAGGAACAGGAAGTAGACTTGTTGTCGCTAAACCCTGAAGAGATCCAAGCATTAGCCAAAAAGAGCCGCAGCCGTTTGCTACACCGAGTGGGTGAGCTTACAGCGCAAAAGAAAGCTCTTGAGGAAAAGCTGAACTCGCAGGCCGAAACGAAACCACTACCAGTCATCCCCGCAGAGCAAAACCCCTTCCGTGACATCGATAGTGTCGAGGGGCTACAGGCTAAATATGCGGAACTGGAGAAGGTCGCGGAGGAAACCGACAATATCCTTGAAGAGCATGAGGACTATGGTGCTGAAGACATCATTGTACTTGGCGACAAGGAGTTTACCAAGAAAGAGATTCGTCGAGCTAACCGCAATGCGCGGGAAGCTATGGCCAAATACCTCCCCGCTCAGCACGCAGAACTCGCAAAGCGAGGACAACGCGAGCAGGCACGGGAACACTTCACCGGGTTGATCCCGCAGGAAGTCCCGGAGGTTGCCGACGAGGAATCCGAAATCGGTAAACAATACAAGGCACTCCTAGCTGATCCACTGGTCGAAATGGTTAACCTGCATGTTCCAGACCTCGGGCCGCAACTCCCGTATATTTTGGCACACGCAGTTAGATCCATTCATCGCAGTAATAGGACTAAGAGCGCGGCGAAAGCAGCGGGAACTATTTCCAAGGCCAAAGTGGCTGGAACCCCGTATGGTGCTGGAGCAGCGAAGTCTGGTGTTAAGACCGCGAAAAAGAATGCCGATCAAGCCTACCAAAGGTTCCAGACTTCACACTCTGTGGAGGATTGGGTTGCCGCCAGAGTTGCCCGGATGACTAAATAATCTAACTAAATAACTATTATGGCTATTTCAACTACATATCAACCGAATGCCCCCCAAGTCAAAACTGGCGTTGGTTCGGCAATCAGCAATCGAGAAGACCTTAGCGCAGAATTAACTTTGCTCGCGCCAGAGGAGACCCCAGTCCTTAGCCTTTGCGCCAAGGGAAGTGCCAAAGGAACCTACAAGGAATGGACTGTCGATACCCTCGCCGCCCCTTCGTTCGATGGTATCGGTGAAACGCAAGATGTTAACGCCTTCGATGACCAGTTCGCTGGTCGTGGTCGCCTTGGCAACTATGTTCAGAAGTTCCGCGAGACCTTCCTCGTTTCCGACCTGCAAGAAGCCGCTAGCTCTGTTGGCCCGGCCAACATTGCTCAAGCCGAGGCAAAGGCCATGCGCCAACTCAAACGCTCGGTAGAGGCAGCTATCTGCTCTGACAACGATAAGAGCGTCGAAGATGGTGCTGGTAGCAAGTACAAGCTCCGTGGTCTTGGCAACTGGCTTCAATCTGCTGGGCCTTCGGATGTTCCTGCTGCTTACCGCACCCCTGCGGATTCGATCCTCGGTGCTCCCCCTACGGACACTACCTTTAATAACATCATTGCGTCGATCTACACCGTCAATGGCGAGGCTAACAATTTGACCCTCATCGCTGGTGTTGCTCTCCGTAAGGTGATCTCGAACTTCCAACGCTCGTCTGGTCAAGCCGCCAGCCCCGCTGAGGCTGTTTACACCATCAATCAAGATGCATCGTCCAAGAAGATCACCCATGCAGTAACCCTGTATGATTCCGACTTCGGCATTGTCAATGTTATCAACGCTAACCCAGCCTGTATGCCCAATCAAAACCGTGGCTATGTGGTGAATCCGAAGTACATCGGTTTCGACACCTACATCCCGATGGGTTCGACCCGTCTGGAGAACCAAGGTGCTGGCGAGCGTGGCTATGTTGACATGGTTGGAACGCTTGTTTGTAAGCATCCCGGCGCACACGGCAAGATCGCACACGCCTAATCATCAACTAAACACTAAAGAAAGGAAATTATATTATGCCTATCCTCGGAAAACTCACCAACAACGAAGTACCTGTTGGTTTCACCCACTACGCATCCATCACCGCAGCTGAAGCTGTGGCTAAGGGTTCTGGCAACCAGTTCACCATCGGCAGCGTCCCTCCGGGCGGCATCGTCGATGCCTGCGCTGTGTTTGAAAAAGTAGCCTCCAGCGGCACTTCCACCAATGTCACGCTTGATGTTGGCGTGGATGCCACTGACCCTGACGATTTTATCGATGTCCTCGACATTGATACCCTTGTCAAGGCCGCCTACAACACTGGCGATCTGCTCATCAGTTCTGGTGCTAACTACTACATCAACAACACCGCATCGGCAGTGCCGATCCTTGCTGAGTTCAACGGAACGCTCACCTCTGCTGGTCTTGCGACTGGCGAGTGGGTGATCGCGTACACCCTGCGCGAACCCGGCGAAGTCCTGTAATCATAATTTGGGTGGGGGAGTTCTATCCTCCCCTGCCCATATTTTTATCCAAACCATGATCATTAACCCTTCTGAGGACGAGATGACCGATGCGGTAATCCGCGAGCTTTGCTCAGGTCGTCAACTCATGGAGACGAAACAAAAGTTCCGCGAGATTGCTGCCGCTCAAGAGGCTGACACTCTCCGTGGAGTAAAAACTGGCGCGTTGGGCCGAGCCGTTGCGGTTGTCCCTACGCATGAGTATTTCCTAATCCGCAACAAATATGGTGAAGACGCATGGCATGACCGCGAGTTTATCCGCGACTTCCAGAAGTTTCACCCAGAACTTTCCCCTAACGCTGTTTAAAATAATATGACCACTAAAACATATGCCGAACTGCTTGATATGATCAAGTCACTCTGCGGTGTTGAGTTCGCCACAATCGAACTTGGACGCATTAACGCATTGGTAAATCGCCGCGCAAAACGGGCGTATCGTTCATCCAACAATTGGCCCCGCTTTATTACTGTTGGTCAATCCCGCGCAGTCACCAGTAAAAATGTGCCATACACAGAGGGTGCGCTTGACACAATCGGAACATTTCTAAAAATTCAAGCTGTCGCCCCTTACACCGCTTCAAGTCCACAAGATTTTAATTTCTATGTGGATTCCGCTGGAGCAAAATTGATTACAAGTGCCAATCCAGCTACAGCGTTTGTTACTTACAAAAAGGTTTTGTCTGATGTTTATGGTGAGACCGCTGGTATGCAAGCATCGGTTCCATCCGAGTGGTTTGACTACATTGCTCACGGCGTTTACTCCGACTATCTTCGTGCTGAAGGACAACAAGAAAAATCGCAACTGGCAGACCAAGAAGCAGCAATGATCCTTAATGATGAACTTGTCCAAATCGAACAACAAGGTGCAGGAATGACATTTGGAACTCGCTTCCTTGCCAACACCGGTGGTAATGTGACAGCTAATGCCGCCCCAAGAACTTCACAAGGTTAATGCAAACACGCCTTTACTCTGACCTTTACGGACTTATCCAAGCAATGCTTGGAATGTCATTCTCCGTAGTTGAGGCTATTAGGGTAAAGGCGTTGGTTAACCGCAGGGCGCAACGGGCGTACCGCGCAAGCAACTACTGGACTAGGTTCCTAAAGGTTGGCGAGAAGCGTGATGTCATTGATGGTGTTCTGCCGTACTCTGCCTTCGGGTACGATACGGTTGACACCTTCTTGAGGATCTACCTTCAGCCTCCGTATGGACGCACTGGTGGGCAAGAGTTTGAGTTTACCGTGACATCCGCAGGCGCTACGCTTATCGCTGACTCTATGGAGTCTGGCGAGGTGTGGGCGACCTACAAGTCAATCCTCCCAGCCTACTACGGCGACAACATTGGTGAGGAACCCAACATCCCTTACGAGTGGTTCCAGTATATCGCACATGGCGTATATGCTGACTACCTTCGCGCAGAGGGGCAACAAGACCGTGCTGCTATTGCTGACGCAGAAGCACAAGAGATCCTCACGGATGAACTGATGCGACTAGACGAGCAACACACGCAGACCGTCATCTCTCCGCGAATCTTTACCTATACAAACCGCACGAATCGTTATGGTGGTGGTGGGATCGTCGGTGGCACTATCTCACCCACGGATGCATCTCCAGTTATTGACGAGCAAGGCGATACAATCACAACAGAAAACAGCGTAATTCTTACAACAGAAGGATAATATCATGTCTACTAAAATTTCACAACTTACCTCGGCTACGGATATTACTGCATCTGATTTGATGCAAATCGTGGATGTCGAGGATGGCGTAATGGCCCCTAGCGGCACTAATAAGAAGGCGACCGCGCAACTTGTTGCAAACAATCTCGCCAAAATCGTCAATGATGGCGCGGTGATTACTGCCAACACATCTACGGATGCGGTTAGGGTTACGCAAACTGGAAGTGGTAATGCACTAGTAGTTGAGGATAGCACGAATCCAGACTCAACTCCGTTGGTTGTCACAAATAATGGCAAGTTAGTAGTTGGAAAAGAACTTCCGATTGGTATTTATAATCCATACACCGCCGGACTTATTTATTCTTGGTCGCAAATTGTCGGAGATTCCACCGATCGGGCAAGCCTGTCTATTGTTCAAGACCAACTTAATGCAGCTGGCCCAACCTTATTCTTTGCAAAATCTCGCGAAAACATAGCGGCGGCCGCCAACGACATTTCGGGAAGCATTAACTTTCAAGCCCACGACGGCAGTCGTTTTGTACAGTCTGCCGCAATCCACGCATTTGTTGAGGCAGCGCCTACAACAGGTAGCGCACCGGGGTTTCTTTCTTTTCAAACTACGGTAAACGGCGGCACAAGCCCAGCAGAGCGCATGCGTATCACCTCCGCAGGAAATGTCGGGATCGGGACTGGCACGCCTACCGAGAAGCTGGATGTTGCTGGCAACATTAAGGCTTCCCAGCTATACATAAACAATCCATCTGGAGATAGCAGCATTGAGGTTGGTGGAGCTGGAAATGTTTACATTGACCTTAAGAAACCAAACTCCGACGACAGAGATCTTCGTATAACTACTGATGGTACGGATAGCGTGATTGATTCTGCTGGTGGTTTGCTTATCGCTACTGCAAATAACGAGCGCATGCGTATCACCTCCACAGGCAATGTCGGCATCGGGACGGCTACGCCAAGTTCAAAACTCCATGTCGTAGGAGATTTAACCGTCTCATCTGCCACCACCGCAACTAGCGCAACTGCAGGAACCAACGGAGATGTCCCAGCACAAGTGGCAGGCTACCTAGTCGTAAACATCAACGGATTCCCCTTCAAGATTCCATACTACCCAGCATAATATGAAGACACTTATCTCAAGCACAGAAGACTCTGCAACCTATGAGTTTACCTCTGGTGATGCCATTCGCGTTGTCGAGTACAACAAGCCCCAGCCACGGGAAGGCGAGGAACCAGCCCCAGAGCAACCATTCGACCACGAGGCAATGTCAGAGGCTGAATACCAAGGTTGGCTGGTATGGCTCGGTGAGGATGCCTAACGCTAACATGCAACTTCGCTGGTAATATGCAATATGTCCTAGGAAACATGCTCAACGGTGGGGGGAT